CCCGCATAAGCATGGCGTCCACAGCGCCGGCGCGGAAATTGTCCCCGCCGCTGTCTCTGGCCCCGGTCTGAACGGGTGCCCCATGCTTGATCATGTACTCCACAGCCGCAGCCCGCACGGTGTCCATGGTGGCGCCGCTGCGGATATGCTCCTCCGGGTCCATGCCGGTCTGGCGGCACAGGGCCAGAATGTCATTGATCCGCTTCCTTTCGTCGGCCACGGCCCGCTGGGTGTCCTCTGTGCCGCTTTCCTCGCCGCTCGCGGCTCCGGCTGCGCCCACAGGGGGCTGGCCACCTGCGCTGCGCTCTCCGCCGCCAGGCTCCCCGGCCTGACCGCCCTCGCCGCCCTGGCCGTTCTCGCCGTCCGCGCCGTCGATCTTGCGCTGGAGCGCGTCCCATTCTGCTTGTTCCTCCGCCGTCAGGCCACGCCCGGCGGCACGGGCAGCGTCCAAAATTTCCTGCTGCCGCTTGATCCACTTCTTTTTCATGCTCTTACCTCCATCTTGTTTTTGTTGGTCTGGATCTGTCTTTCATACATGGATAGGTCCGGCGGTCCATCGTCGGACCGGCCCACGCCCACGGTGGCGTCCGCAGGTACGGACACAATGGAAACTTCCATCGGCATCCACTTCCTGGCGATCTGGCAGGGGCCGGGAAATCGTCCATCCGTTGACGTTTTCCCCGCCGCCACTTCCTCCCAGGCGTCCACGCAGTAGCGTACTGACGTGGTTTTCAGGGTGCCCGCCTTGACCTTTCCGAAAATCTTTTCGGCGTCGTCGTCGGTGTCGAACTCAATTTCCGCCATACCCCGGTTGTTCTCCACCCAGGCCCGGATCACCTTTCCCACCACGTTGTCCGTGTCGTGGTTAAATAGGACCACGCCCACCGTGTTCAGGCGGGACAGGTCCACCGCGTCCTGGCCGTGGTCCAGGATCTCCATGCCGAAATATCGCCTGTATGGCTCCTCACTGGAAAAGCTAATCGTCCGCCGGCGGCTGTCCGTCGCCTCCGGGCTGTTCGCCTCCCGGACCAGGATCGTTCCCATGCTCCTGGTTCCCCGGTTCTTTTCCCGCTCCGGTTCCGCTCTGCTGTGTTCCTGTCGTTCCAGTTCCAAAAATTACACCTCCCATATCAATGCCTTTTTCTTTCCCATACTCCATGACCTCCGCCATTTCGTCTATGGCTTCTTTCCAGTCCTTGCCCTTTTCGGCCTGGAGATCCTGGAATGTCTTTTGACCGCTTTGCAGGGCCACCTTGTCCGCATTGGCCTCTTTGGCCGGGTCGATCCACTTTTTCGGTGTCTTGACCCAGGAATGTTCCATATAGTCCTCTTTGCGCTCCCAAAAATCATGGATGGAGAACAGGCCGGACAAATACCCCGAAATTAGAAAATTTTCGTACACCTCGGACATGAACGCGGTCAATAGTTCGATCTCCTCCGTGTATGAATTTTCATCCTCCAAGGCGTTTTGTCTTGCGGACGAATAGGTGGCCCCGTGCATGTCGCGGCTGATTGCCTCATAGGAAAGGCCCTGACCCGCTCCGATTAGGCCCTGCTGTGTTTTCAGGAACGCGGTGGCGTCTGTCGCCGCCCCTTTGGGGTCCACCACCTCCACGTCGTCCCCGGCCCCCAACTCCATGATCATGCCCGGTGTCATTTTCTTGGCGGAATAGTCTACCTGGCCGCCCTTGCCGTTCCAGCTGCTCCGCCCGGCGCCGCCGCTTGGCAGATTCTTTTTGATCACCAGCCCCACCAGGGCGGAAATTCGCTCTTTGATGGCCACGGCGTTGATAAACTCGTTCGTGTCCCGTACCCTGGTAATGGTGGGAGACAGGTCGGAAACCTCCCGCAGCTGGCTGGGCCGGTGCTTGCTCTTGTAGAAAAACACGTCCTTTGCCTCGATGTAGACCGGATCAGTCAGCTGCCAGCCCTCTATGTCATACTGGCGGATCCAGTACCCCACCGGGCGGCGGTTGCGGTTATACTCAATGCCGCCCACCAATCTGTTTCCCCTCTGGTGCGGGGCGGCCTGGGTCTGGTCCAGTTCGTCAACCTCCAGGCATTGGAGTTTGAATGGGACCACGCCGCCGGCGGTGTAGCGGTACAGGACGATCATGCCGCCGTCCACCTTTTTCCGCTCTACCATCATTCGCAGAATTTCATTGAATGACTGTTCCCCGGTCACGTCGCAGTTGCGGGCCTTACACCATCGTTTCCACGCCTGTTCGATCTGCTTGTCCAGGCTGTCGTTTCCCGTCAATGCCCGCAGGGTGTACCCTTTGCCCACCACGTTCCGCTTGTAGGCGTGGAGGATCGACTGGGCTATGTCGCTGTTTCGCTCCAGGTCCCGCGCCCGCGCCCGGATCACGTCCCGGCTGTGCCGGTCAGTGGTTTCCGCGCTCTCGTTCATAACGCGCCACCCGGCGTTGATCCTCCCATAGCTGGCGGCGTCATAGCCCCGCAGGTCATTCAGCCCTTGCCGCCACAGTTCCCGCTCGTATGCGCGGCGCGGGGACAGGGTGGCGATCACGTTGTCAAACCATCCCACCGCCGATCACCTCCCGTCGAAGTACGCCACATAGGTGCGCCCCAGCACTTTACCGCTTTCGTCATTGGCCAGTTGTGCCTCCAGGTCGTCCCGCATAGATTTCAACATGGCAAGGTCCGCACGGGTCAGGGATCTGCTGCCGATTTTGTATGACTGTCCGCCGCACAGTACAGTTGTAATGGCGGTGTTGACCTGGGCCAGCATTTCCTCCGGCGTCATTTTTGTTTCGTCCATGGTTCCCTCCGATTAGATCCACCCGTCTGTTTCGTTTTGACGGATCCAGTTTTCCTCCGGCTTGGTTTCCTGCCTCGGAGGCTGAACCAGCTTTTCCTGCGGCTTCTCCGCCGTGCCCTCTTGATTTTGGAGAAACATAGCCCTGACTTCCAGCACGTCCGCCGCCGCCGCCGCGTACACCTCGCAGTCCAGGTAATGGTTATCCGCGTGGGTGGATTTGGTTTCCCACCTCTGAACCGTCTTTCCCTTGGATCTCACCGTTACCTTGTGTTCCGCCGTGACCTGCTCCGCATACTCCAGGTCACAGTCTTTGTGTACCATCCAGGATCCCCGCCCGTTCTGGCGTCGCATCCTGGCGGCGATCATGTCTTTGTACTTGCCACCGTCCACCAGAACCAGCTGCATACCGTTTGCGCGGCTGCCAGCCTTATCTACGGTGGAAATTCTGTAATATCCCTGCATGGCCTTAACGCCCTTGCAGGGTTTCACCCATTCCGCGTTGATCAGGCAAAATTCATACACTGCGTCTGTCTGGTCGCCGCTGTCCATCAGGGCCAGTTCAACCATCATTTTTTCGCCGGACGGCAGGGAGAAGCAGGCGTTCATGACCCGCTCCACCTCCGTCATGGAAAGGGCCTGGCCGTGGGCCACGTTTTGGCTGGTCATAAAGTCGCCCCAGGCCCGGATCGTCCAGTACAGGCAATTTTCCTGTACGTCGATCCCGCCGGTCAGCAGCTTTGTCCACTCCGGCAGTTCCCAGGCTGGCACCTCTGTCTGGCGTTCCATGACCAGATCCGCGTTGGTTTTCAGCTTGGTATCCTCCCACGGCTCCGCTAACCAGCTGTTTGTAAAGTTCTGCAGCAGTTCCGGGTCGTCCTTGCTTCGCATGAACTCCCGCGCTATGTCGGAAAATCTGGTGAAAGGGGAGTACAGGGTAGAGATCCAAAACGCCACGCTTTTGGGGCGTTCCGCGTTCTTTCGCACATACTCCCACCGGCCCGCCTCCAGCATTTTCCCCTTGTCCTGGTCCGTGATCACACACGCACACGCCTGGCACACATAGCTGGCCATTTCCGCCCGCTCCGCATTGTCCGGCACGTCGTCTTTGCTGGGCCATTTGATTTGTGTGAATTTCAGTTCAATATACTGGCCACAGTGGGGACATGGGACAAAATAGTGTTTTTCCGCGTCTGCCTCCTCTTTCGCTTTCCAGATATGCCCTGATTTCAGCGTTGGGGTGGAGGTAATGAAAATTTTCCGGTTTGTGGTGTATGTCTTTGTCCGCTCGATGGCCAGGGAAACAGGGTCCGCCTCTTTTTTACTGGCGCCCGGATACTTGTCCACTTCATCCAAAAACAGATAGCGTATATTCGTGCTTGCCAGGTCCGCCGGGCTGTTGGCTCCATTCAGGTAGACGGTCATGGTGCCAAATTTCAGCTGTAACTTTTTGCTGGCGTGTTCTCTGTATTTGTCTGCCAGCACCTTGCAAGCCTTGATCATTGGCTCCAGCTTGGCGTCCACGGTGCGCTCTGCCAGGTCATCCGACGGGTACACGATCATGGTCGGACCCGGCGCCTGGGCGATCAGGCTACCCAGCATATTTTCCATGGCGGACGTTCCGCCCACCTGGGTGGGCTTCACAAAAATAATTTTTTCCACTACGTCGTCGTCGAACGTGTCCATGATCTCCACCAGGTAGGGGGTCACGTTGTTGCGCCACGGCCCCGGTATGGCATTTCCGGGCGGCAGTACACGGTACTTTTCGGCCCACTTGGAAACGGTCAGGCGTTCCCGTGGCCGTAGGATCTCCACAGCGGTGAAGATCCACCCCGGCGTCTCATATCGCTTTACGCGGTATTTTTTCACCGCTTTTCCACCTCCGGCTCCACCACAGCGGCGTCCACGAACAGGGCCAGCATATCCTCCAGTTCCTTTCGGGTGGCCCGCTCGATGGCGCGGGCGGTGGTGGCGTCTGTGTATCCCGCCACGGTTCCCGCCACCCGGCTGGGAATATCCATGGCGAAAGTCTTGAACTTTTCCATAAACTCCGCCAGCTGCTCGGTGGCCACCGCTGTTTCGATGTATCGGCCCTCTGCTATGTCTGCCTTTAGGCTTGCAAGCTGGCCTTGGCTTTCTTTCAGCTTTACCTCGGCCTCCAGCTTTTTCAGGTTTAACTCCGCCGTCTTGCCCCGTTCCCCGGTTTCCTGGGCCTTTTGCTCGATGTGGATAATATACCGCTGGACTGTTTCACAGGTCCGATATTTCCTTGTCCCTCCGCCTGGCGGGATCTCGGTTTCCAGCACCCCGTCCTGGGTCAGCTGTTGGATCCTGCGGACGCTTTTCCCCAGCAGCTTGCCTATCGCCGTGGGGTTTGACCACTCCGGTACGCTGCCGGTCAGGACCTCCGGCTTTTCCTCTTTCGGCTTTTTCGGCTCCGCCTTTTTGGCGGTTGGTTTTTTCTGATCCGCCACGGTTGGCGGCCTCCTTTCCCGCCCCGGCGGTGGAGGCCCGCCGGTTTCGCTTTTTCGGCCTACGCTCGTTTCGCGTTTTGGCCCGTTCCGGCCCGCTCGGTTATTCCCCCCTAAAGGGGGGGAATAATTTTTCACGGCTTTTTGGCTTTGCGTAACGTAACAGGCCCAAAATTTTTTGATTTTATGGACAAAAACACCGCGCCTTTCCTTGCCCCGCAAAGGATTTACCGCCAGGGAGGACCCAAACAGGCGGGCCGCCGCCGATCTCTCGGTCCTTTCGTCCCATCGGTCCAGCGTGGAGGCGAGCCCACAGTGTCGGTACACGGGGCACAGCCCGCGCATGGCGGGCACCGCGCCCATGGCATGGAAAACAACGGGGCCGCCCGGTCTGTTTCAACCCGGCGGCCCTCGTTATTTCCTTTCAGTTCCATGCTACCAGTTTAGCACAGGCAAAAGTCCAACGGCGTCCACATTTTCCAGCGTTGCCATTTTATTTCCTTACCCCTTTGTTTCTGGGCTTAAAATCCCCCAGCAGTTTCCCGCTGTCCTCATGCTTTGCCAGCATATCCAGCGCGGCGTTGTAATAATTAAAAACCGCTGACCGGCTCATGTATATCTCTCTGGCGATTCTGTCCCATGGTTTACAGTCTATGTGCCGCATTTCCACCACGGTTCGCTCGGTGGATTCCGCAGGCAATAGGTCAATCATGTCCATAACATTCTGGACGGCCTTGACCATTTCCGCCCGCTGTTCCTCCAGGCGTTCCTCCACCTCCGCGATCCTAAGAACAACGGCGCCCGCCCCGTCCGGGTAAACCGGCTTAGCGGATGGCGTGGCCTTATATGCCGGGCTGGTGGATGGACCCCGCAGATCAGCGGACAGTGTGCGGCGGCGTTCCTCCAGGATCTGCTTTTTCCGTTTGGCCGCGTAATACTTCTGCAGGTAGTGCTTCACCGCCTCCCGCTCCGGCCAGTCCCCCGTTGCTCTCTTGCCCATGGTTACACCTCGGTTATATCAATTCCTCGCTTGTCTTTCAGCATTTTCCGTTTAAGCAAATATTCCTTGGTCCTGGTGGCGCTGCTTTTCACGTCCTCCACCACGGCCCGCCAGCTTTGGCAGTCAGACCCCACGCCTGCGGCCAGTTCCTCCGCCTCCGGGTCACGCTCCATGTATGTAAAATCCGCCCTGTACCGGATGGCCCGCACCCGGCGGCCCTCCGTGTCCGTGTATGCCTCTTGCAGGGTAAAATCAACCTGCAGGCGTAGGTCCCGAATTTTTCCCGTCCGTTCCAGCGCGGCCAGGTAGTCATACCGCCTGGCCTCCTTTTGGCTGTCGAAGTGGAGGACCGCCCCGGACGCTGTGATCCGCTCGGTGGGGCTGTTGTGGTATTTGCCCGCCTTTTTCGGCCCATCGTCAGCAGGGGAGGGGATAGGCCCCCGCCGCGCCTGCTGTTCCATGTATTTCTGGAGCGCCTGGGCCTGGTATTTTGGCGGCAGGTCGTTCACGTTGATGGCCACGGGTCACTCCTCCGTCTCCGGCTTTTCTTTGTTCTGGTTGAACAGGATGGCGGCTATATATGCCTGGGCCAGTTTCATGGCCTCTTGGTTGCTTGCTCCCGCGTTTGGTGCTGACCGATAGAAAACCAGCGACATTTCCGCCGTTATTCCCAGCGCGTTCCGCAGTTGCTCTATCCGCTCTTTTTCACCCATGGTTCACACCTCCCACGGGAATACAGAGGCGGGGAGGTCCGGGAAGTGTTCCCGTAGGTTGCTCTTGTAAAACACGGGGATCTCATTCTCCGCGCAAAAGGCGGCGATCTGGTCCACCCATTCCCGCCTGGGGGTCACCTTGTCCGCCCTGTTCCCGGTTTCGGCGCCCAGGATCACCCACTCCGGCAGGCCCTCCGCGTCGCTCATGTCCACCGGCCCCAGCAGCGGCTCCATGGACCAAAAGCTGTGAAATGCCACGCCCTGGTATGCGTATATGGCCACCGCGTCCTCATTGGCCACCGTGGACCCATACCAGAAATTATCCCCATGGGGCAGCATGGCCATGTGATCCAGTTCCAGGTATCTGGCCGGGTTTTTGGTCAGGAACAGGTAACGGTGCTGCGGCGCCCGCTGGCAGGCGTCCAGTACGTCCCGGATCCAGGACAGCGGCACCCACTTCCTGAACAGGTCCGCCATGCTGCAAACAAAAACGGTCTGCGGCTCCGCCTGGCGTTCCGGCTGGTTCAGGCGGTAGCGGTGCAGGGTAGGCTCAAACCCAAACGGGTACGGTGTTCCCTTGACTTTCTCCGGCAGGACGTGGAGGCCACCGGCCAGCGGTGCCGGATCTTCCATGCCTGCGTCAAACCGGTGGGCCGTCCTCCTGGCGTAACAGTATGGGCAGCCATGCCTACACCCGGTTACTGGGTTCCATGACATGGTGGCCCAGTCAATTTTTGTCTTGTTCATCGTGTGGATCTCCTTTCTGTTTTCACGGGGTTGTCGGTTCGCCCCAAAACTTTACACATTTACAAGGCCATAAAAAACTGAATTTCCATTCAGTCCGATCCTGCCTTTTTCCGCCGCGTCCTCTTTTGTGGCTCCGGCTTTCTCACATATTTATAATAAAGGTATCCGTATTTTGTTGCCTTGCTCTCCACCAGTATGTAGCCCTTTGGGGTCCTCGGTGGCTTGCTCTCCGTGTAGTTCCGTTTCACCGGTGTGGTGGGTTCCCGGTCCGGCTTGGCCAGTTTCCCGGCCTTTTTCCAGCGGTGCCCGCCCTGTTCCGGCGTCCAGTGATCGAAAAGATAGTTTGCCAGGCCCGTGTAGTCCTGGCCGTGGTCTATGCCGTCGTAATAATTGTGTTCTCTCAGGTGTTCGATCCGCACGATCTCACCCATCCCCCACAGCTTGGTGATCATTTCCTCCGGTATGCCGTCGGAAACCATGTGGAAATGGATCCGGTGGGTGCCCTTGCCCCGGCCCATGTAAATGTGGATCCTGGCGTCTGGAAAGTGATACATTAGGCGTCTGGCGTAGTTGTCCCGCAGGCGCTTGGCCTCTTGGAACGTGTGGACCTCATATTCATTATTAAATGTAAGGGTGCTGTAAAGGGAGGTGGGGCCAAAATTTTCATTGAATTGGCGGACATGGTTCCGGCGGGAAATTCCGTCCCGGTGCTGCGCCCGTTCTTCCTCGGTCTTAAACCTGGGCCGTGGCTCCGCTTTCCGAATATCCCGCATACGGTCCGGGACGTTGAAAACAATCTGTTCGCACACAGCCCCGGAAAAGATCCGCGTTTTCACTCTTTGCATTTCCGCCGCACCTCCGCCATGGCAGGCTCCGGCACCGGCGGCGCACTATTCGCCGCCGGTGCTATCCCCGCTTTGGGTCATATTTTCTAAAATCCGGTTGCGCTTTGAAGATCAGGCGGTTATTGCACCACCTTTGCAGGTAGCGTACTTCCTTGGGCGCCTGGTCTTTGTTGTAGATCATGACATACGGGGAATATCCCATGTCGCGCAGGGCGTAAATTCTGCCCAGGTCCTCCTCCAGTGTGCTGTTGAAATTTGTTAGCACATACACACCCTTTTTGCTTGGGTCTTTTCTCCTGTACCATTTTGAAAATCTTTCAAAGTGTGGTCGCAGGTCCTCCGCCGGGTTGTCCCATGCAAAATGTAGGCGCTCAATTCTCATTTTTCCCAGCAGGTCCGCCACATTTTTGTCCATTAGTCGAATATCCAGCCCTTGGTTAAAGTCCACATAGGCCCTGGAGGCCACCAGTTGCTCCAGCAGGCCCCAGCGATCCGGGCAGGCCAGGATGTTGGGATCCATCAGGTTTATATTTCTTTGCCCTCTCCAGAACTCCGAAAGATCGGCTACCTTTATGGAGGTGCGGCCCTCTTTCCCTGCTACATGGCAAAAATGGCACCCACGGGGGCAGCCCCGCGTTAAAAACCCGTATGCCGTGTTCGCTGTCAGATCTGGATATATAGAATAATCCGGGTATATGTGTTCTATTTCTGGCGCAAGTGGCTTGTCCCGTTCTGGGTTGTAGACTTCCCGCCCATTTTCCAGGGTGATAGCGTACCCTGTACCGCCCTTTATTACCCGTTCCGTGTTCATTGGTTCCGGGTGGTCCTGCGTGTATGTATCACTAAAAACCTTTGCCATATACACAATGTCGTAGTGAAATAAATCTGACCACCACCATTCCACGGTGTCACCTCTGGCTTTGTGCCATGCGGACAATTTCATAAGCGCCAGATTAGGGAAGTGGTGGCCGTCCACATCAATCAATCCGATTTTCATTTTATCCGCGCCTATAACGTCCATGTTTTATTTCTCCAGTTCATCCAGTTTCCCGGATAGGACCAGCGCCACGGCCTCGCACAAAATCCCCATTTTCACCCGTTCCATGTTGTCCCAGCTTAGATCCTTTCCGCCGCGTTGGCCCGCCGTCTTTTGTGTGGCCATTTGGATCCATTGGTTTACCAGTTCTTTCAGGGCAGGAATATCTGCGGTTTGGCCGCCCGCTCGATATGCGGCCCACATAGAAAAATCCTCCAATGGAGCGGGGTCCTTTCGGCTCATACTGCGTCCCCCGCCTGTTCCACCGCGCCGGCCAGCGCTTTCAGTGCCCGCCGAAGTTTACCGGCCTCCTCGTTCCGCCCGGCCTGTTCCAGTTTCAGTACCAGCCCGGACATTTTATTGACCGTTTCCTGTACCTGGTCAAACAATAGTTTGAATGTGGCGATCTCCTCATTGGATGATACTGCGGCCTGTTTTGCCTCCTTTTCCGCAGCGTCCAGCTTGGCGCGCACCGCTGCCAGTTCTTCCTCCAGGGCGGAACGCTGCGCCTCCGCTTTTTCTTTTGCGGCTTTGGCCTTTGTTACTTTGTCCTCCATTTTGGCCTCGGCCTCTTTCCGGGCGGTCTCAATGGCTGCCTGGTCCACAACTTTCTCCACAGCCACCTCCACCGGTTTGACTTTCAGCGCCTCCAGTTCCGTTTCCCGGCGTTCCACCTCTTTGGTCAGGTCCTCGATCTTCTCATTCAGCGTTTTCACGTCCTCCGCCATTTGGTCCCGCTCCCGCTTGGCGGCGGTGGTTTCTGCCTCGGCCTGTTCCCGCTCTAAGTTGGCGGCCTTGATCGTCTCCTCGGCCCTGTTTTTTACGTCCTCTGCCTGCTGCTTTGCCGCGTCCCGTTCTCGGATGGCCGCTTTCAATTCCTTGGTGGTCATTTCGTCCACATGATTCTCCTCGACAAACGTTCTTGTGTTCGTCTCCCCAGTTTTCCCAGCCGAATGGAGCGGACCACATGGTGGTATGGCAGCCCTCTACGCTGATTTTTTCAGCCACAAAGGTGTTTCCACACGCTGAACATACCACGTCCACCACCGGCCTGTTTCTATCCTCCAGTGGCTCGTAGACCCACCCCGCTTTGTAAATGAGATATTTCTGGCGCAGATGTCCTTGCTGCATGATCCACTCCGTCAGCCCCTCCGGCGGCTGTTTTGGCAGTCGGTCTGTATAGTCTATCTCCATACCGGCGTCCTCCTTACAGGAAGTCCGCCAGATTCAGCGCCACCTTTGCCGCTGATCCCGCCGTTTCCGCTGACCTTTCTCCGGTTTCGCCCTGTGCGGGCAGGCCGTAGAACTCCCGCAGAATACGGTCCGCCTCTATGGGGGTTACGCAAGCGAAATGACCCGTCTTGTGCCCATCTGCAAAGGCTTTGATTTTCTTTTCTGCCTGGGTAATGTCCATGGCGGGGTTTTCCATATCCTGCGCGATCAGTTCCGCGCTTTTGGGTTCTCTCTGGCAAATTTCTTTTAATTGCTCACCCACCATCCACGGCGCGGACCGTTCTTTGACGCTTTTCTGCTGTCGCTCAATGGCTTGTATCGCCTTTTCTTTCCAGTTTGTTTCCATAGTCTGTACTTCCTTTCTGCGGCTTGCAATTCGTCCGGCTTATTGATATAATACAGACAGTCGGACGGTTTCCGCCGTTCAATCCACCACCTGCGCCGTGTTGTCAGCACCGGGCGCAGGTGGTTCTTTTTTACGCACTTCATAGTTGATATGGGCGGTCCTCAACATGTCGCTCATGGTGCTTTCTCCTTTTGCGGTTCATGTCGGCCAGCCGCCGAAGTATTGTTTTCACGGCTACCCCCGCAAATATGG